GATTATGTGGATATGGCAGGTGATGGCATTGGCTGGGATGTAGGGAATAAACGCTTTTTTGTTGATGTTGCCTCAGACGGTGGCTTGATGTTGGATAATTCCGATGGTACAGGCAAAGCGAAAATCAAACTCGAAAAAGAAACGGCTTGGTCGAGTTTAGATATTGACTACAAAGTAGCGGGAGCGACCATTAACGTGGTCGAATCCTTAGGCGGAACACAAACATGGAACTACAAAGACCATCGGTATGTCAATGCGTCGGGTGTAGTTGTAGCAGGCGGAACCAATCCTGCATTTGCTGGATTTAAGAGAGAATTGATTTATTCTGAACGAGAAGGTTCTTATTTATTCTTACAAAATATTCCAAGTGCAGGAACAAGCATAGGGGATACCATTGCAATAGCGAGCAGTACACCTGATGCTGTCAATAGTTCGGTTTTTGATTTGGGTTTTACAACCTTAATCGCAGGCACTTACTTTAAAGGCACGAGTTCTACTGAGTCAGGAAGTCAAGCATTGTACTTCAATATCAGTAACCCCGTACAAACTCAAGCCGACAAGTTCTTGCAAATTACGGCGGATGGCTTAACAGCAGTTACCTCTTCCTTAAATAGTCCCGCACCGAATACGGTTGTTTCCGCTACCGACATTAAAGCCTATGTGGATTTGAAAGCCCAAAGTGCGACTCCTCGCATTGCATTCAATACGGTTTCGACAACGGCGGACACATGGTTAGATGTGGTACATGGTTTTGATTTGGGAGCAGGAGCTGAATCGAATGTTTTTACTCAGTTATTTCATGATGGTAAGCCTGTTTATGCGGAAATGGAGGTGGTCGATAAGGATACTATTCGAGTGCGAACGACTGCTGATTACACTGATTTGAAAGTCAATCTTTTGACTGCTCCTTCAGCATAATTTCGGTGTAGATAATTTATTCTCAAGGTGTTATGAATCAAAACTTGTCAAATTCTCAGGGATTTGGCAAGCTTTTTTGATACGAAAAAGATGGATTTAGTGGTTTTGTTACGGCAGTTGTTAAAGCAATGGGATTCCTTGAAAGCCAGTGAGTTGTACCAAGAAATTGGGCAAAATAGCACGGTCAAAAAGTTGGTTTTGAGCAGTCCACATAGTCCGTATGCAGGGCAAAAAATGCGTCAGGAATTTCAGGCATTGTTGGAAAAGTGGGATGAAAATGAGGAAGCAATTTCAAATTTGATTTCAAATCCGCCCTCAGTACCTGAAAGAAAACTTGAGAGTTGGCGCAGATTTTCGAATATTCAGCCTGCTTGTACTGAGGATGCTAAAAAATTAGCCAAAATTGAAGAACGTTGGCGAGAGAACTACAAGGTTTCCAGTCGGTTAAATATGCTATTGGATGTGACGGGAACGGAGCAAGAACGAGGAAAAATTGCCTTTGAGATTTTGGAGCGGATGGATTTGGTTTACGATGATTGGGAAGAATTAGACCATTACAAAGAACATCAAGCCTTTTTGCCTAGCCGAATTGAGGTCGATTTGTCGGTTTATTCCGAGACTGATTTGCATCGGCGTTTATTGACGCTTCGAACTTATCTAGCACCCTCGAAATCGAAAATTTATACCGATAGGCAACGAAAAGAATTTCAAGCTGAAAAGCAAGCAATTGAAAAACGATTAGCCGAATTATAAATCATGAGTTTATTTCAATCCAATGATATTCAGGCTATTGAAAATAAATCAGTTAATAAGCAGTCTGATAAGCAAGCTACCAAAGCAGGAAGTTACATTTTTGAGACACAGGGCATTCAGTTAATTGGAGAAAGTTATCGACATCTGAAAACGCATTTAGGTGAGCTTGAACGGGACAAAGTTTACGAATATTATACGGATGGAGCTTGGAGTTTACATCAATTAATTGAACATATTTCGCTTCAAATTGGGGCTTCGAATATGTGGCTCACTTCCTATTCGATTTCGGAAAAGCCTGTTCGTCGATTACTGGAATTAAAGGAAAAAGGCTTGATTCGGAACTTAGTTTGTCTTTTAGATACACGTGCCAAAGACCGTAAAGGAGAAGCCTTTCAGTTGCTTTCGACTTTTGCCCAGATTACGATGGTCGAACTTCACGCCAAGGTTGCCATTTTTGAAAATGAAGACTGGGGCGTTTCAATTTTGACTTCTCAGAATTTAACGAAAAACCGCCGTATTGAAGCTGGCACGATTCACTCAAACAAACAATCTGCACACTTTCACAAAAACTGGATTCTCCAGAAAATACAAGCAGAACATGAGCGAATCAAATCATGAACCTAACGGAAAATCAACAAACTGAATTACAGGAATTTGCAGGGATTTATTTGCCCTTAGATAAAATTGCCCGCATCCTTGAAGTGGATGCCCAAGCCCTGATTGGAGAGTATCAAAAGTCGGATTCTCAAGTGCGAAAATTGGTCGATACAGGGCGTTTGGAGACCGAAGCCAAAATCCAACAAACCACTTTTCAATTGGCAATCAATGGCTCTGTGCCTGCCCTGACGGCAGCACGTGAAATGATGGAAACGACTTTGCGTTTGGAGCAGTTAAAATTCAAACAACCTGTTTCCTTGAAAGATGAAGAATTGTAATTTGTAGTCAAATCATCAAACTAATTTCCCTAATTATATGCGTGTATTTCGAACCGATACGGACAAATTTATTGCTTACCTGAAGGGAGAGGATGTAAAATTTACCAAGACTGAGGAGGAGAAAATTCAACGCCTTATTCGGTGTAATAAGCTGATTACCTTGCATCAAGTTAAGTCGGAAGTAATTGAGATAATTAAGAACAGTGAAAGGGTGAAATACCAAACTGCCTTGCAGATTTATCAACAAGCTGAGCAGGTTTTTGGTGAAATTAGTATCAGTGCGAAGAAATTTAAATTGAATTTGGTTTGGGAGAATATGCTGGCAAATCGAAAAGCGTGTTGGAAATTAGGAGAACACAAAACCGTCCAGAAAATAGATAAAGATATGGGCGATTTGGCGGGTAAATATTATATCGAAGAAACCACTATTCCTTACCATGAGCTTCAACCGCCACCGATTTTGATGAGTTCCGATCCTACATTAATTGAAGGAGTCGATGCGGAGGAGGAAAAAGAAATTCGGAAAAAAGCTCAGAAAATCCTGCAACGGGCATTGGATAAAACAACGGATGCCATAGCGGAAGAAGTTGATTATGAAGAGCTGAATGAAGAGGTAAATCAGTTAAATAAGAAGTCATATAAAAAATTAGATAAGAAATAAAACTTATGAAACTCTCCAGTGAATTTAAATTCCCTAATAAATTTGGATTGGTATTGGTTGGTAACGTGGCTTCAGGCAAATCTTCGGTCGCTCGAATTTTAGCCCAAGAATGGGGTGGAATTCCTCATTTTAGTTTAGACCATTATCGTGAAAAGCAGTTTGATGCCAATCGGATGTATGCTGAAAATCAGGCAAAAGTGCAGTTTCGTAAGGATTTGCTTCAAGCCATTCCTCACTTGATTTATGAAAGCACGTATTCTACTTTTGACCAAGCGAATTTTCGACAATTGAAAGCAAATCGGTATGTCTTGTTTTTTGTCAAGATTCACTGCAGTTTACAAGAATGTCGTCGTCGTTTTGAGCAACGGGGTGAACGTTATTTGTTTGGAACATCGGTTTCAGCAATGAAGATGATATCGAATCTGCACGTACAACTCCAGGGTGTAAAAGCGCATCAAGTAGTTGATTCAGAGCGTTATTCATCCCAAGTTATTGTTTCTCAAATTAGTTCTCAGATTACTTCCCAAGTTTCTTCTGAAATTGCTTCATCATCTATTCCTGTTTCCTTTTCTATTTCATTGAAATGAGTTTGAAATGAGTTCTTCCAGACATCGCAAAGCGATTTATCATTCGCCCCGTGAATTGTACTACAATGAGCCACAGGTAAAGACATATCATGTTGGCGCACATCGTACTTATTGTATTTGGGGACGTGGTACAGGTAAGACCTCGAATGCCCTTGCGCCTAGATTAGCCGCTTGGGTGCAAGCGATGCCCCGTAGTTTGATTGCTTTGGTGGGAGTGTCTTACGCTCAGCATTTAGAACGGGTCTTGCCAGCTATGGTATCAGGTTGGGAACGAATGGGTTATAAGGAGAATATTCATTTCTTTGTACGCAAATTTGCCCCTGAGAAATACGGCTGGAGTCGGTCTTATTTGTGTCCTCAAATTGGTTCACACGTCATTCATTGGTACAATGGAGCGGTGATTACTTTGGTGAGTCAAGACCGCCCTGGATTGGCAAATGGTCTTAGTTTTGATGCCATTGCTGGGGATGAAGCCCGTTTTTTGAATTATGAGCAGTTGTTGGAATTGTTGCCCGCATTACGAGGAAATCGGGAGTATTTTGGCGACTTGGCATGTCATCAGGCGCAAATGTTTACGACCGATATGCCAACCGATGGACGGGGCGCATGGTTGTTTGACTTTGAGAAAGAAAGTATATCGTCTGCTCAAAAAGAAGAGATTTTGACCTTGGTTCGTTATCTTTCCATACTGTATCAACAACAAATTAATGCACCACCAAGTCAAAAAATCATTTACCAACGTCAGATTCAGAAGGTTGAAAAAGGACTGAATGAACTCCGAAAGAATACCGTTTTCTTTTCAATGGCGAGTACTTTAGATAATGCCTATGCCTTGGGGATTGAGTCGATTCAGCATATGGAAAAAACCATGTCGCCAAAAAAGTTTCAGGCAGCGGTTTTGAATCTGCGTAATCGAGGCGTGGAACGTGGATTTTATGCCTTATTTGAGCCTCAAAAATTTGGTTATTATGGAGATAACCATGATTTTTTGGATGACCCTCGTTTTATTTTAGGTAGTTCCCGAGATTGTCGTTGGGACAAGCATTATGATGCGAAAAAGCCTTTGGAAATGGGCGGTGATTTCGGTGGATACTTTAATTGCTGTGTTGTTGGGCAGGAGCGGAGAAATCTCTTTCGAGTGATGAATTACTTTTGGGCGGAACATCCCGAAAGTATTGATGCGGTCTTTGCTCAATTAGCTGATTATTACCGACATACCCAATGTAAGGAAATTAATTTCTATTATGACCATACAGCCAAAGATAGAAAGAAAGATAGTTCCTTATCTTATTTAAATGAGTGGCAGGCAGCTGCTAAAAAGTATGGTTGGAAGTTGAATCCAATTTTTATTGGACACACCTGCTCTCCTGAGCAACGCTACTTATTGTGGCAACGGACGTTTAAAAATGACCCTGATTTGTGTCGCTTCAAATATCATTTCAGTACCTGCCAAGACTTGGAATTAGCCATCCAATTGACTGAAATTCGGGAGGGAAGCAAGGGGGTGAAGAAAAATAAGAACACCGAAAAACCTGATGGTGCAAATAATTTTCCTATTCCACAAGAACACGCTCCACACGGTACGGATGCCTTAGATACCCTCTGGACAGGCATTCAGTTGCACCGCATCAGTAATTGGAAAGATTGGAAGATGCCCGCCCCCCTTTGTTAGTTTTTCTTTGATTATTGTTTAATTTTACATAATGTTATAAGTTATACCCAACTACCCGAAATCAACTGTCATAGCAGAGGGTAAAATACTTAAGATAATATCTGCAAAGAATGGCACACAGTATATTGTTGGGTATAACTTATAACTGTTTACCACTCCACTTCGAAAGGAGTGGTTTTTTGTTGGCTTTTTTTAACTTTTCCTTTCGAATGAGGATTATTTTTCTTTGTATTTGGCTAAAAACATACATGAGATAGCTTTGTTTTATTTGTTAAAAATACAATGCAACATAAAAAAGGTACATAAAAACAAAAAATGAGTAGTGCTAAAACGGGGCGTATTTTGTGCCAAATATCCTGAAAAGAGTTGAAAAAAATAAAGAGTCGTCCAAGTGGGGCGCATTTTGTGCCAAAAAAGTTCTACTGGCATGTACATCTTCCAGATGGAAAATTTTTAGGAAAGAGAAGAAAAGGAAATTTACCCTCCGACTATGTTTTTTGGCTCTTGATTCTAACTAATTGATAATTAATCTATATTCAAGATAGATAAATAGATACTGTATGAGTTGATGTACTTTAGATGATACATCATATTTCAAAAAAAATGAGCTTTTGCAGTTGCATCGCCTGCTGAGGGCGCTTAGCTTGCCCCTCCGTTACGTGTGTTCTTTCTGTTTTTTTGAAAAAAAAGAGCTAAAAAACAGCTAATCAGCTAATTGAGGATTTTGAAGTGTGGAATTATAGGAAAATTCGGGATTAAAAAACAGGGAAAAACTTACATGAGAATTTGGTATTTTTAAAATCTTTTCGTACCTTTATAATGTTGAAAGAGAGCAAGATAAGAGCAAAAGACGCTTTTAAAACTACTCGTTTTTAACCATAAAATTTAACTATAAAAAAGGGAACGCCCCCACCGACCAAAGTTTGGGCATTCCCTTTTGAAAAAAATCAATTTTCAACGTCAAAACTACGAAAAAATGACGGTTCAGACAAATCCAAACGCTTTAAGCCCTGAAGCTTTAGCTGGTGCCACCAAGTACAAGGGGTTTTACTATTGTAAAGTTTTAGAAGGACAAGGCTGGTTAGTTCTCAATTCAAGAGGCGAAAGTATCCATTCGACAATCTACCAACACGAAGCCAAAGACTACATTACCGAGCTAGTCAATTTGGAAAAAGAGCAACAGGAGGCACATTCTCAAGTACACCACCAAGCAGATTCCCAAGAAATTTCTAAAGAGTTAGAAGATTTAGAAAATTCTACTAAGAAAACCACTGAGAAAACTATCAAAGAGCGCACCGATGAAGCAAACGATTACTTTGATTGTTTGGACGAAGAACAACTTTGGGAGTTGGTCGAATCTTGCGAGCAGGTCGAGGAAATCCAAATTATTAACCGCTATCACAAGACCGAAAGAGCCTATATTTATCAAGTTCGAGCGTATAAATATGATGTTTTTAATGGCTTGTATTTCTGGGAGTCAGGCGAAGAACGATTAGGGCAAGGCGAACCCTGTCCGTTTTTTTGCACTCTTGAAGGAGCCAAAACAAATGCTCAAAATTGGTCACTTCAGTACAACATGGAAGCGGAAGAAATGAAGAAGAAAGAGGAGGCAGAAAAGGAGGAAGCTAAAGAAGTTGAAAATGAGGTAGAAAACACAGAAAAGCCCCCTAAAAACAAGGAAACTGCCGAAAATGAGGCACAGTTAAGACTTTTGCTATTGAAAAAATTGCAGGTTTTAGAAGAACGGTATGAAAAAGCCGTAGCTCGATTAGAGAAGTACGACCAACTTTTTGAGTCGGGAGATGAAATAAAAATCACTGCCGAAGGCGTAAATTCAGGAATAAAAATCTCGTCTACGCATAAAAACGTGGTACAAGGTTTTAAGGACTTTGTTTATACGCAAGGAGACGAGTATAAAATGCAAGTGATTTCCGAAATAAACGACCTGAAATTTTAACGTGCTTATCCAAGATGCGGGTATTTTGCGACAAATGGCAGAGGCACAAGATACCCATCAACATATCATATACACATTACAAGATGACTTGATGTACTTAGCAAATAGGTACGGCAAGGATTCTATTGCCTACGAAAAAACTGAGCAGCGTTTACGCCTCGTTATCAAGATGTTTAAACAGTATGAAGCTGTTTTTCGTGCCTATTCCGATGGCTTTGCTCATTTGGAAGTATCGAATTATCTATTGAACATGACATTAGAAGCTTATCGAAATGAAGGAAAAGAAAGCACAGACAAAAAAAATGACTTCCCAGCAAAAAAGGGAGCAGTTAAAGAAATTATCCAAAAAGCTAAAGCCCTTAGTCCAAGAAGGAAAATTCACTAACATGAATCAAGCTATTTTGGCGCACTATAAAGAAGAAAATCCTGAAATCCAATTGTTTAATACCTATAATGCTTGGAAAAAGGAAGGTTGTCAGGTGCAAAAAGGTGCAAAAGCCTACGTGATTTGGGGAACACCCCGACAAGCGACCAATCAAGAAGCCGAAGAAAGTGAAGCGGATGAATTTAAGTTTTTTCCAATAGCGTATTTGTTTGCCGATACACAAGTCTCGTGCGAACGAGAAGACCCGAAAGGGACACGCTAACAACCTACCTACTTTTTATTTATTTCTAAATCATTGATTTTAAACATTTTACAATATGAAAAACACTCCAAAATACCCCCTATTGGAAAATAGGGACACACCCGACACGCCTCAAATTTCCATCAAAGTGTTCGAAGACAGCCTCTTTTTTGAAAATTTATCCGAATACGGTAAAAAATGTTTACTCCAAAAAATTGGCTCAGATGAAATTTTTCGAGATGATGCGAATGAATTGGTCAAAAATTGTATTCCTTTTGACCAATTCGAAAACATGGAAACGCTCCAAGAAGGCGAGGAGATTTTTAATTATTTTCTGGTCTCCAATGAGTTAGCTGAAAGACTGGCGAAAATCGGTGCAGTTGTTAGTCGAAATAACAAAACTCATTTATCGGTTTGGGGATGTACAACCTACGGCGATTTACGGCACGATAAATTTTTGCTTTACATTTTTAAGGATGCAAAATAATGACCGTCCCAATTCAACTAAACAAGTAAAATACGAACGAAAGCCGTTTGCATAGCACAAAAAATGCCGTATGAGATTCTTCATATGGCACTTTTTGTATTCAATGGATAAATAAATCAGCTTATTTTTTTTGACTCTCTTCGTCAAGATTTAGTTTCTTACCTGTTGTAAGTTCAAATACTTGTGACTCCAATTCAATAATACGATTTTTTAATCGTGCCTCATCCTTCACTAAGACTTTTCGTAGCTCCTCATTACTGGCTAAGTGTTGAATATCAGAGGGAATTAGGTTTGATAATTTCAATAAATCATCACAAAATAAGTCCAGTTGTTGGCACATTCCCACAGGAGTATGCTCGAATAAATACCGATTTTCAGCAACTTGAATGAGTACCACACGGCGAATATATTGGGCAATATCTTGTAAAAAGATACCGTGATTCATCAAAAAGGTGTTTGTGGTTTCCAATACTTCCCCTTCTCTTTCTGCGGGGATGCGCCAATATGAAGGCAGTTGGTTTTGAGGGTTGTTTTTCATAAGTTTGTGTTTCATTAGATGTTAAAAAACTTCGGTTTTGAGGCGTAAGGCTGTTGGTAGCAGTCTTTGCGCCTTTTTTGTTTAGAATTAAATTAATACTTGGGTGATTATAAGTTTACAAGTGTTAAGTGTAAAATAAAAAAATAAGACATTATTTCTTTAGCCTATTTTTTATATTTTCGGGTAAATCCTTTAGTGAAATAAATTTAACTCCATCAATTTCAATACTTTTGATTTTTCCTTCCTTAATTAAATCATAAGCATACTTTGTTGAGAGTTCTGCTTTTCTAGCAAACGTACTCACTTTCACCAAAGTTGAAATATACTCTTCTATATTCATTAGACTTATATACTTTACACTTGTTAAGTGCTAAGGTAATCGTATTTATTTTGACAAACAAGAAATCACTCATTTTTTTTGTTTTTCCATCCTACTTCACTTGATGAAAAATAAATCAAAGTGAAGGTAGGGGAAAAGTGGGGCGTGGAAAAAACTTTCCTTCGCATGGACTTTTATGATTTTTTTTGGGTCGAAAGCCAAAACGTAAAAATCATGAAAGCCCGCTTGAAAAGTTTTAGGAACGACAGACGCAAGAAGTTGGCTTAACGCTACGCTGGGCAAAACTCTTCTTCGCAGGAGCTTTTTTACGATTTTTTGGGTTTAAAGCCAACAGGTAAAATCGAAAAGCTCGCTTGAAGAGTTTTAAAACGATAAACGCAAGAGTTGGCTTGAGGCTAAAGCCCTTACATTACGAATACATTACGAACAAATAAATATCAGTTCTTTAAATAATCTTTTGTGATTAAATCTCTGACATCGAATACTCGATCTGTCCAACCTTCAATGACAAAACCTGGTGAATGAGTCGCCAAAATAATTTGAACATTCGGATTTAACTCTAGGATATATGCGATTAATTTTCTCTGCCAATCAATATGTAAGAATTTTTCAGGAGTATCCATAAAAAAAATCGATGGTTTATTATCCTGAACTAAAACGGTCAATAAAATAACTAAAACTCGCTTTTCTCCTGATGAAAGTTCATAAGGAGAGATTTCCTTATCACCTGATAAAAACCAAACTTCATTTTTTGCTCGGTCAATTCGCTTATCTGTTTCTGAAAAAAGTGAGTCAATAATTTCTAAAAAACGTTGTATTACTTTGATTTTCAATGCTTTTTTGACCATATTTAACCTTAAAATAAGATGAAATAGTTTTCTATTAGATATGGTAGTTAAATTACAGACTTCCCTTGATGGAGTAAAAAAATTATAAGTCCAAAGCTTTCCCTCTTTGGATTCGATTTGGAGATATTTTCCTTCACGAAAATTTAGTTTACATTTTCGAACAAGAGGTTTTTGGGGAGGCAAGCCAACCATCATAAATGAAATACAATCCAAAATCGTGCTTTTTCCACTGCCATTAATGCCAGATAAGATATTGACATCTGGGCGCAAATCCCATTCCAAATCATACCGATTCCAAAGTCCTTCGATTTCGACTTTTGAAATGCTCTCTTTCATAATCATATTAATAAATAAAATGTTAAAACGACAGACGCAAGAAGTTGGCTTGGAGTTTAATACCAAAATAATAAAGCATCTTTAATAATTGGGCTGTATTTCAAGTTCAAAAAAGGAAATATTTTACCTAGCAGGAGAAACATTTCAAGATTTTGAACATAGACTGTTTTAGGAAGCACTCCTCTATCTAAAGCAGGATAAAGTTCATAAAGCTCATTTTTTCTGATGGTTTTTTCAAAATAATCCCAATTCATTTTATTACGTGCATCACTAAAGTCATTTATTGCTTTCGACATTTTCTTTAGTGCATCAACAAATTCAATTTCAGATTCAATTTCGTCTAATTTATCTAGAGCATCCATAATTTTAAAGTTTACATATCGGTGCGTTCGGTAAAATGAGTCGCTTCCTCAGTGGGAATAATTTTGGAGACTTCTGCCTGACTTAGCTCCTCCTCCTTTATGATTTTTGCTTTCATTATCTTCCTGCCGTCCAAAAGGCTTTTTCGTACCCGATGTTCACCGTCAATGATAATGTATTTTTGATACCTACTACCGAAATAAACCAATACAGGAATATTTGGATTAGCAGTACGCAGACGCTCAGGACATACTCTATTTTCAGGCAAAAGAATATCCTGTATAAGGATGTTTTTAGGAATAAAGTTACAGTTAAAAAGAATGTTTAGGTCATATAAAATGCCGTCATCGTGGAAGTAGCTTCTTTCCTCTCTGTAATCGTGTTTCCCAAATGTAGAAACAGGGGGAGGTGGGCTGTGATATAGCATATGAGCTAACTTTTTAACTCCGTATTTTTTGATTAATTTATTCCACCTATCAAAGTGATAATCTTTGCTACAATTTGCCACTTTATTCTTGTCTTTTAGTTTACATAATCACAAATATACACATTATCAAGCACTTAATAACCATTAAAATCAGAAAAATCACCCTATCATTGCTTCTTTTTTTCCCAGCCAGAACCGTGTTTTCTCTCAACTATTCTCTCATTTTTTTGTCCTATTTTTTACCCCGCTTTTTCCTCAATTTTGACCTATGGATTCTTTGACGGAAAAAGAACAGACAGTTGCTCAAGACTTGGCGGAATTTCGGACGAAGCATTCTAAAATGATGAGTCGAAAGGATGCCTTAAAAGTCTTTAATCGACTCAATCGAAAAGGAAGACCGATTCCTTTTCTCGTTTCTTTTGTTACCGCAAATCGCCAAACGAAGAAGGCAGGAAAAATCATTACGCTCAAGCGTGCTGTGCGTTTGCGACACATCAAGGGAGTCGCCAAAACATTCCGAAAAACAGGACACAAAAATCTTTCTGCTTCTCGGAAAATGACTACGATTAACCTTTATGATTTGGATACTGAACAAATTTATAAAGTGCATCTCCCTTTGATTATTTCGGTCAATCAAGCACGGTTTTACTTTTAGTTCTTGTTTTATATTAGTTTTTAATAGGGTTTTAATATGGCTGATTTTCAGAGTGATACAGGAAATGTTTTTTATTTTGAGGATACGGGCGTGATTTACACCAGTGGATATAATCCACTAGCAAAAGCCTATGTCTCAGAAGATGCCTCAGAAGACAATAACAGCAACCGTCCTGCCAAAGCGCCGTCCGAACCCCTCGTTACAGACCCCGAAACAGACCAAACCATTTCTTATTGGGGAGGTGATAATTTGCGTCCGCAAAATATGTATCAAAAGGGGCGGAAATCTCCTGTTCTTACCTCTACGATTCAGGCATTAGCCAATACTATGAGTGCAGGCAGAGTCCAGTACGGAAAACGCATCATTGACTCGAACGGAAAAGAGCATTTTGAGCAAAAAAATATTCCTGAAATTGAAGAGTTCATCACTCGAAGCCAAATTCAAACCCGTTTTCTTAACCGTATTTATTCTGATATGTACTGGTACTATAACATGTTTCCTGAGCTGATTTTAAACAAGAGTTCGGGACAGCATATTCAATATGGAAATGTGAATCTTTCGCTCCCAAAATCCAAGATTGTCGGGATTACAATCCAGGATGCTCAGTATTGTCGATGGTCGTTACAGGATAAGAAGGGACGAATTCATACTTGTTATATTAATGCACAATGGGAAACCGCTCAACCTTCAGATAAAGAAACTATCAAAGTTCCTGTTATCGACACTGCCTTTGACCCCGTGTATTGGCTGAAAACGAAGGTATTGCGTTCTGCTCATCGAAAATTCATCTATCCACTGGCGTATTATACCCCTGGGAAAACCTTTTACCAAGAACCTGCTTGGACATCCGTATTGAACGGCTGGTTGGATGTCGCTTTAGCGATTCCTGAGTTCAAAAAAGCGGTTATGGAAAATTCCATTGCGCCTAAATTTCACATCAAAATTGCTGATTGGTATTGGGAGCAGAAATACAAAGATTGGAACGAAAAACCCGAAGAACAGCAATTAGAACTACGAAGAAAAGAAATTGAGACCTTTAACCAGACGTTGGCAGGGCAAAAAAATGCAGGGCGTTCCATTATGACCGAATTTTATTCCGACAAACACAGCGGAAAGGAGGTGCATGGCTGGCATATTGATCCTTTGGATACCAAGAATTTTGCCGATGGGATTTATCTTGACGATGGCGAAGCAGCTAACCTGCATTTGATGTATGCTTTAAACTATCCAAGTGGATTGTCAGGTAATTCGCTCACCAAATCCGCCAGCGTGGCGGGAGGTTCCGAAGTACATAAACGGTTTAATACCTTTTTGATTCAGTCTTCTATTCATCACCGCATCGCCATGGAGACACTTGATTTTATTAGTCGCTACAATAATTGGGATGTTGAATTTAGACAGGAACGTCCATTTATGCAGGCACTTTCAAACACCACTCCCGCTCAAAGGGAGGCGGTTTTTGATAGCAATACCTCTCAAAATTTATCCCAAAATCTATTCTAAAAATCCAATGAAAATCTAATGAAAATCCCTTTCCACGATACCAACAATGCCGAATTTCAGGAGTTTATCTTGACTGAATCGCTAGAGTCCATCGACTATTTACGTCCTCATCTCGAAGAAGCCATTGAAGAATTTGTTTTGCCGTATTTGGGAAAACCGCAATATCAGCAATTGATTCAACGCTATGATAATGAAGCTATTGAGTCCGATTCCCTTGAAGCGGATTTTTTGCGTCATGTCCAAAAGGTTGCCGTACTTTTTGCCCATTATACCGCTATTCCTGAATTGATTTTACACCTTTCGGCAGCTGGATTTCAAAATCCTGACCATCAAGCAAGAATTGCCAAATGGCAAAAAGAAGGCATAGAAGCCAGTTACAAAACCAAAGGCTACAAAGCTTTGGACAGACTCCTTATTTTTCTTGAGGAAAATGCAACTCAATTTCCTAAATGGAAGGAATCCAAAGGTTTTCAGACCACCCGTGAATTTTTCATTACTTCTGCTGAAGAGTTTCATCAATTCGTTAATATCAATCGTTCCCGATTGGTGTTCAATAAGTTGGCTTCTTCAATGCGTTATGTCGAGCAACATTTGCTCAAGCCTGTTTTGGGTGATAATTTGTTTGATTTGGTCAAGTACCAATTTCAACACAATCGATTAGACGAATTTAATGTCCGTCTTGTACCATACCTCAAAGAAGCTTTAGCATGGCTCACCTTTGAAGAAGGTATTCTCAACATTGTGACCGAAATCGGCTATCAAGGGATTGTTCAAATTCCTGAAGTAACGCCAGAACGGGAGCAAATCAAATTATCACTTGTGGATAGATTACGAAACAAATCCAAATCCAGAGGCGAGCAGATGCTCTTTTTGCTCAAGGAATTTTTGCAGGATAACGTTCGTGATTATCCTTTTTTTGAATACTCCAGACACTATGTCAAAGATTCACATTTGCCTTTTGAAGCGCAACCTAATGACAAGGTGATTGCTTTTTTCTAATTCCTAAATCATTTCCAAATGATTGATAATTAGTTTTTTAACTTTAAATCCTAACTTTTTTTAAAATGGCTCAAGACACTTCTACACTTGATAACCGCTCGCAGCGCACAGAAACATTTCACACAAAATTAGGGGTAAGCTTTGTCGTAACGGTTTATTTTTTAGACGGCACGTACACGATTAAAGGAGAGGATGGAAGAGATATCCGAGAAGAAAATAGACCCATCTTGCATCTGGCGCAGCTCAACCAAGTGCGTCAGGAAATTCTAAGCTGGATTCAGCAGGAAATGGAGAGGTATAATGCAGACATTGCGCCTAATTCCGACAATTCTTCGGGGAGTTCTATCGACGACACTTCGACTGATACTGTAAATCCGTAACTTTTCATTTTAATCTCATCATAAATTATGACCCAAATTAGTAATCAAGAAAAAATTCGAGCCGATTTAGAGAAAAACCTTTCGTCTTTTGAAACAACTATATATGCTGATATTCAGCATCTCAAAGATAATGTAGAACAGAGTATTGCAGAATATTTGCACGGAGTTCAAAATGCGGGAGTGTCCGAATTAACAGCGTATCAACCTTTTGTGCCACAGGCGATTATCCTCAAAAATGGACAGCGCATTTCTTTTCGGGAGTGGCAAAAACAAAACGGATTGAAAGATGACCGTTTTTCCAAATACTTCAGCTTTTTGGACAGAAAATTAAATCGAAGAGATTTTCAGCTTTCTGAATTGCTGTTTCCCATTGTGGACGAATTTCGAAAACGAGTTAAAAAACCCGTTCGGATTAATTCGGGATACCGCTCCCAAGAGGAACAAGATGACTTGCGAAAAAGAGGACATCGTGCCGCTAAATTTTCGCCACACGTACAAGGAATGGCTCTCGACATTGATACCATTTCAAAGACGGAAACCTATACTCATGTGCGGATTTTGGAACAAATTTCTAAGGAATTAGACATCAAAATTCGTATTGGCTTTCGAAAGTACCTCAAAGATGGAAATACCTTCATTCACTTTGATGTTTGCCCTGAGTATTTCGCTCAAGGAAAA